CTGTGTTGTTGAAAACTTCAGGTTCCTTCTTGACGATGGCTTGACCAATCTTCACGGGTTCATGAACCTTCATATATCTCAGGCGCTTACCGATCGAATCGATCATTTGACTTTTCGTCATCTGATCAATCTGCCTGAGACCAACTTTACGTGCGACCCGCTTGATGTCGGCGCGTTTAGAGGAAGAACTAAAGAGAATCTCGTAGTCTGTGGGTTTGAGAGGTGACTTCTTATCGACAAGGTAAGTCTTATTGGAGCTCATGATCAAAGGGGGGAGAGGCAACTTCCCAGCTTTGATATCGTCATACACTTGACATGTTTGGTTTTTTGTCAGTTTAATGGTATGTCCTGTGTTGAGCTTAATCAACTTCTTGAGGACTTCAAGATCTGCGTCTGGATCACAAACCTCTATCATATACATTAACCGGACAAAAAAGTGTAACCCATATTGTATAATCGTATCTTTTCTTCATATTCCATGCTAAAATCAAACACATCCATGTCACCTACATTTACTTCGACAATTTGTATTGGTAAATCGAATGTTTCTCTGTTTGATAATGCAGAACGCACGAGAGTATCTACAAACTGTTTCGGGTTGTCTATGGTTTCTTTATAAATCCTGTTCATTTTTATTCGAATACAGGTAATTTCATGCGGTTTTTTATCTAAAAAAGGAGTCAATGGATATTCTTCTTTCGTTCCACCATCGACATATGTTTTTCCCTCGTAATTACCACACGCGAAAATGAAAGGCACGGCCATGCTCATGCATACAGCATCAATCACCTTCATATTGGGATGTGTGTCGCGTGAAAAATATACAGTTTCAGATGTATTCAGACAATACGCCGAAACGTATATTTTCATATCCAATTCCTGAAATGTAGGGTCATAACCACAAATTTCAACTAATTTTTTACGAATAGGGCCCATATCAACAAAACCAAATTTGTTAAAAAATGAGCCTATGCGTATTTTAACAAAATTGGGGATATTGAGATTGAGTGAAGTCTCGAGAATTTCATCAATAGACATCCCCACAGCCAAAAATAGTGCTAAAATTGCACCGGCAGATGATCCGGATATTTCCTTTACATCGGCGAGTTGAGTTTCCCGTGCCTTAAGAGCCCCCACGAGTGAAAATATACCCATCGAGGCGGGTCCGAGCACGAGATACTTCATCTTCCTACTTAGTAGAATTGAGGAAATTGGCGACGCAAAAGCGCGAACACAATCGCGAATACGATCGCGTGAGTCAGGGCAGCGGGAATGCTGGTCTGACCAGAGCGAAAGACGCCACCCGAGCCAGGGGGTAGGGTGAGGAGGAGGCCGGGGCTGAGGGCGAGGAAGAGAGAGGTGGTCACGAGGAGATCGGTCTTGGTGAGTACGAGACCCATCGCGCGAGCGACGAGGCTGTACACGAGGAAGAACACCAACGCGTGGAAGAAGATAGCCATCTGATTGGTCTTGCCGTTCATGAACTTGACGTTCTTGCCCGCGGTGGTCACGAGAACACCGGGGCTGAGCGCGAGAAAAAGGGCGGCGGGGATGGCAACTTTTTGAGACGTAACGTCGGGGAGCATTTAGTATATACGCATATAATTTTTAGCAAAGTCAGCGAAGTGATAGAATGTTGCACCTCGCATCAGTTCTTCATGAAGACCATTGTCATTAACGGTTCTCCTGAGATTTCGCCAGATGTGCGCGAGTTTCTCCTCAAACCAACGCGTCTGCTCCTGGTATTCCCAGGTCACGCGTTCGTGGTATGAATCATGTTCTTTGTAACAAAATTCTACAAAGTCACAAAATTTCCCCGAGTGTTCAATTTGGGCGTCATACATTAACGTCCTGATGGTATTCCACATCATATGTAGTTCATCTGAGTATTCGACTTCCCAATCTTCAATACTCAGAGGAGTGGTATCGTTAAAATCATCATCATCACTGGCGTATGTGTCAAAACCAGTGGTCGCTTCGAAAACGTATTGGCTCCAAACCATTGTTTCTTACTTATCTATTTTCTCGGGCTTATCCTTTATACCAGTTAGGGAAAGAGAAGTGGATTCCTTCGTCTTTAGACCGTCCTTAATAGCATTTAAGGCACCTTCAACCTTGGTCTCATCTCCACCGAAATAGGTCATGAGACCCTCCTTGATAGCATCCTTGTTCATACCGGACTTCCTGATGGACTTACGAATACTGATTTTACCTTTCCTGAGGTTGATGGTATCGATACCCTGATCGATCATATGCTTCTTGACGGTCTCCTTGAGACGCTTCTCCTCCTGATTGAGGATCTTAATATCAGATTTCGCTTCGGCTAATTGTTTCGTGAGCTCTACCAGCCTAGAGACATTCTCGGAGAGATCAGGTGAAACAGAGGTCATTTTTTTACTATATTGTACTAACATCTAATCTTTAAGCGCAAAGACCACGCTGCATGAGATCAGGAACGATGGTGCTATTGTTCCACACGTAAGGATCCTTGGGGTTGGGAGGATCGGCGCGAATCTGCTGGTTGGCGTTGCGGAGAGCACCACCGACAGTCTCGGGGAAGCCAATCTGCTTGCGGGGCTCGAGGAAGTTCTGACCCTTGAGGATATCTTCTGGAGCGAACTGACCAAAATCTTCGGCAGACGCAACCTCACGGGGAAGGAGGGAAGACGCGAGGCCGGTACCCTTGTTCATACCACCACACACACCGTCGGCTGGGGCGGCGACGGGGCCGGCAGAGGGAGCGAGACCGAAAGGGGTATACTCACGCTCGACGATGGCGTAGCCGGACTTGTTGTTCATGGAAAAAAGGAGGAAGATCAGAGCAGCGACGGCGACCAACATAAGGATGTTCTGGTTACGACCCTTCATTATCTTTTATATATGTATAACAATTTTTTTATTGGTCATCCTCGTCAACGAAAGCATATTCTTCTGGGTAAGTGTCAATGACGGGATCATCGTGGACCCTGACCTGGACGACATTCCATGTCGAACCGAAAGCCTTCTTGGCGAACCAAAGACCCGCGAACTCGAGGATGACATCACAAATCTTCTCGGGCTGAATACCATCAAAGTCGATGAGATCCTGCTGTGCGTTGAACACCTTGGTCGCGTCGATACGTTCGGCAGTCACCTGACCATCCTTGATGCTCGGAGTATAAGCACTCCTGATCACACTCTCTGAGAGCTTCTTACCAAACCACGACTCACAGTTCTCGAGAGCCGCTTCCAAGTTATGAGTATCGATATCCTCAATTTTCACACCGGACGTGACATTCATGAAGACTTCGCCTGAAACATCGGTGATTTTTACCCCGTTAAGCTGAACGAGGCACTTGCGCTTATCGTCGTTGAGAGCCTTCACGAAATAGAGACCATCTTCACCTTTGGTGGGAGCGTTGTAGATCATTTTATGTATACGTTTGGTCTTATTTCTTTAACCCAACAAATGGTATAGTAGCAGCCTTATTGAGTAAAGTCTTTGGAACCCAATCATTTCTCCTGGGTTTATACCCATAGAGGGTCTTGGATGTGTTCATATTTTTTGGAAGTGGTTTGGCGTTCTCTGGACGCAACGCGTACTCGTTTTTCACGTAAGCGTTATTTTGAACATTCTTCCATTTAAGATTTTTTGTGTTGAAACGTTGGTTTCCTGAAGATTTAATGTAGCCCTCTACATTTGTGTTCTTAACAACAGGTCTCAGACCATGCACGATCTGTTTGGACAACTTTTCCTTCGACGGTTCGCTCGTGTAAGTATTGTACTTTCGGGGATCAACTTTCATCGCCTTGCGGATGGAAACTTTTGTAGGTTTTCTGGGTACAGATACCTTTGTGACAATCTTGGGAGATATACGCTTGAAGACGTCGTCAATAGATTCGCTCGCCTTGATACGTTTATCAAAAAGTTGTGCCAACTTGACGAGACGCTGACGATCCTTCTCTTTCTTCTCTGGACGAAGATTAAGTTTGTGCATGAGGTAAATGTCCTCGATGAGGAACTCCTTACTCGCGACAAAAATTCGCTTATCGTTGATCAACTTACCACTGTTTATATCCCTGTAAGTGACACCCTTACGCTTTGTGAGAGCCACCTCATAACCAAACTCCTTAGGACGCATAAAGGGGATGTCGAGAATACCACCCATGCTAACATCTTCAATCTTTCCAGATTTGGGGGAAAAATAACGGATTTTCAAATCGAGTGCGAACAATTCAACATCGATGAAAATGTCACCCTTACTGGGTTTGTTGTTCGTGGCAGCTTTCTTTTTCTTGATGAGACTGTAGCGTCTAGTAACATAAGGTCCGCTGTTTTTGAAACCAATACCCAAAAACTTGAACAATTTGGAATGTTTTTTCTGCATCGCCACGATTCGCTTCTTGATGCGAACATTCAGTCGCTTGGCCAATTCACCCATCTTGTTCCAGAGTAGAAGTTTGACTGCTTGAAGTTTTCCAAAATACTTTTCATTCATCGGAATGCGAGGTACAAACTTGGCGTCGATGTCACTCGTCACTATACGATTTTCGTAGTCCATGTAGAGATTGAAGGCTTCGCCACCACTGACTATAAGATCACCAGAATCGTGTAGGAACTGTGTGAGTTCACCGATGGTGTCGAGTATGATGTCACGAACGGAATCGGTGACGAACACATACACGATCTTCTCGAAATCTTTGTCTTTGTGTGCACTGGTGAGACGAGCACGGAATTTCCCAAGATCTCTCTGTAAATTTCTCTCATAATACTTCTTCAACTTGACATCCTTGAAGTAAAGATTTTCATTGATGAATTTATTTATGACAGTCTCCGAATAAATGTGATCATCCATTATTATATCGTGATATAATAATATGGTGTGTAACGTGATCGAACCATGCCGCTGCTATGCATACAGTGGTAGTAAGGAACAATGGTGCGGTGTCAGGAAAGGACCAAATGTTCTCCCGTGTCCCACAGATTGTTGCGCAGGTGGATGCCCTGATGATGGGTCTAGACAACCTTTCAGATACATAGATCGTCCAAAGTTTGTCACCTTGAGCAACAGGAATTTCCTCTTTTTACTATGGCTAATTGTTACCGCGGCGACGATATACTTCTTCAGGGACTTAAAGATTAAGCGGGTAAGAAAGATATAATGTCTCTCGAAACCATTCAGTCCGAGCTTGCCGCCCTCCGCACCGAAGTCAAGAATCTGACTAAGCTCATTCGTAAGATCAAGAATACTCAGGAAGATCCTGATGGTGAAAAGGCGAAGGCTCGCGCCGCTAACAACGGATTCAATCGTAAGCAAGATGTGACGCCTAAGTTGCGCGAGTTCCTTGGACTTCCCGCAGGTGAGCTCATTTCCCGCTCCGAGGTGACCAAGGTTGTCAACAAGTACATCATCGACAACGGCCTCAAGCACCCAGACAACGGTCGTCAGATCATCCTCGACGAAAAGCTTCGCGATCTTCTCGCTCCTCCCGAGGGTGTTCAGGTGACGTACCTTAACCTCCAAAAATTCCTCTCTCCTCACTACATCAAGAAGGAGGCTTAAAAAATAAAAACATACTCTAATAAAACATGGTGACTTTCCTTACCAAAGAAAAGGTTGAGACGCTCATTGCTACAAAGATTAAGAACCTGTCCTTGTATCAAAAAGCTTTTACACATAAATCTGCTCTCAAGGAGTATGAACAATTTACTGAATCTTTTGAAACGCTCGAATTTATTGGTGACTCCGTTCTCGGGTTTGTCATCACTAAGTTTTTGTTTGATCGTTTCGAAGAACGCCAAGAAGGCTTTCTCACCAAGGCTCGTACAAAGCTCGTTCGTGGTGAAACACTGGCTAATATTGCATTGAAATTGGGACTAAATGAATTTGTTATCATGGACGAGAAGGGTATGCGAAATGGATGGAATAACAACCCCAAAATACTTGAAGATGTTTTTGAAGCT